TGGTGCAATTCAGACATCTGTTAATGGTTCCAAGTTCGGTATTGATATTTCAAGACATAATGGTAAGATTGACTGGAATGCAGTAAAGAGTTCTGGTGTAGATTATGTCATTATCCGTTGCGGTTATCGTGGTTCTTCATCGGGTGCACTGATCACGGATCAGAACTTCCAGAGCAATATTAAGGGTGCAACCGCAGCCGGACTGAAAGTCGGTATCTATGTCTTTTCGCAGGCAGTCAATGAAGTGGAGGCAGTCAAGGAAGCTTCCCTGGCAGTCAGTCTCGCTAAGGGGTATAAGCTGACTTATCCAATCTTCATTGATACAGAGTCCAGCGGTGGCAGGGCAGATAAGATAGATGTGGCTACCAGAACCGCAGTTGTCAATGCCTTTTGCCAGACCGTACAGAGTGCAGGCTATCAGGCTGGTATCTATGCCTCCAAGTCCTGGTTTGAAACGAAGCTGAGTATGGGTTCCATAGGCAATTACAGGATATGGCTTGCACAGTATGCAGCAGCACCTACGTACAGTGGCAGATATGATATGTGGCAGTATTCCAGCAAGGGTACGATCAGCGGAATCAATGGTAAAGTAGACTTGAATTTAAGCTATCTTGCCTATTAGCTTGCAATTTTTTCCTTTTCGGGATAAAATGGGCGTTAGTATATAGTAAATTTACGGAGGAAAATTCTGAATGAAAACTTATTTGGTAACAGGCGGTGCGGGATTCATCGGTTCTAATTACATCCACTATATGTTCAAAAAGTATGGGGATGACATCAGGATCATCAATGTGGATGCACTGACTTATGCAGGTAATCTGGAGAATTTGAAGGATATTGAGAGCAGAAGCAATTATACTTTTATTAAGGCAGATATCACAGATAAAGAAGCAATCGCTAAGATTTTCGCAGAGAATGATATAGACAGAGTGGTACATTTCGCAGCAGAGAGCCATGTAGACAGAAGTATCAGAAACCCGGAAGTATTCGTACAGACCAATGTACTGGGAACCGCAGTTATGCTTAACTGTGCAAAGGCTGCATGGGAGCAGCCTGATGGTACTTTCAAGGAAGGCAAGAAGTTCTTACATGTTTCTACTGATGAAGTATATGGTTCACTGGAGAATGATGGAGAATATTTCTATGAGACAACACCTTATGCGCCTCATAGCCCATATTCAGCAAGCAAGGCATCCTCAGATATGCTGGTAAAGGCATACATGGATACCTACAAATTTCCGGCGAACATTACGAACTGTTCCAATAACTACGGCCCTTATCAGTTCCCTGAGAAGCTGATTCCATTGATTATTAACAACGCACTTCATGGCAAGAATCTTCCGGTATATGGGGATGGCAAGAATGTCCGTGACTGGCTCTATGTGGAAGATCATGCCAAGGCTATTGATATGGTACAGGAGAAGGGAAGACTCTTCGAGACCTACAATGTAGGCGGGCATAATGAGAAACAGAATATTGAGATTATCGAAATCATCATCGAGACCTTACAGGAAATGCTTCCGGATTCTGACCCAAGAAAGAAGCTGGTATCCAAGGATCTGATTACTTATGTGGCAGACCGTAAGGGACACGACAGAAGATATGCCATTGCACCGGACAAGATCAAGGCGGAGATTGGCTGGGAGCCGGAGACCATGTTCAAAGACGGTATCAGACAGACAATCAAATGGTATTTTGACCATGAAGACTGGATGGAACATGTAACCAGCGGTGACTATCAGAAGTATTACGCAGAAATGTATCAATAAAGCATGAGGATGACGGGGACGTGAATGTTGTTTAGTTACAACAGCGCGTTCCCATTTGACGTGTCCGGAGTTACTGAAAAAAGAGTGAAAAGCAACAAATAACAGGGAGGATGAACAATGAAAGGTATTATTTTAGCAGGTGGTTCAGGAACCAGACTGTACCCTTTGACCAAAGCTATTTCAAAACAGATCATGCCGGTATATGATAAGCCTATGATCTATTATCCATTATCAACACTGATGTTAGCAGGAATCAGAGATATTCTGATTATCTCTACACCAAGAGATCTGCCGGTATTCCAGGAATTATTCGGAACTGGTGAGCAGCTTGGACTCCATATGGAGTATGCAGTGCAGGAACAGCCAAGAGGCTTGGCAGATGCCTTTATCATTGGAGAGAAGTTTATCGGAACAGACAGCGTAGCACTGGTACTGGGAGATAATATTTTCTATGGACAGAGCTTCTCCAAGCTGCTCCGTAAAGTAGCTGCCAAGGAGAGTGGCGCTACAATCTTTGGTTACTATGTAAGAGACCCAAGAGAGTACGGTGTTGTAGAATTTGATGAGAACGGTAAGGCTATTTCCATCGAGGAAAAGCCAGAGCATCCAAAGAGCAACTATGCAGTTCCTGGTTTATACTTCTACGACAATGATGTAGTGGAAATTGCCAAGAATGTAAAACCATCTGCAAGAGGAGAAATCGAGATTACCAGCATTAACAATGAGTATTTAAGAAGAGGTACTCTGACTGTAGAGACCATGGGAAGAGGCTTTGCATGGCTGGATACAGGTAATCATGATGCGCTTCTGGATGCAGCAGATTTCGTATGTGCTTTCCAGAAGAGACAGGGATTATATATTTCCTGTATTGAAGAGATTGCATTCAAGTGCGGTTATATTTCCAAAGAGCAGTTACTGGAACTGGCTAAACCACTGATGAAGACAGAATATGGCAAATACCTGGTAGAGGTTGCGAATGGACTCTAAAATCAAGAGACTTACAATACTGGCGATGCTGGGAATTATGGTACTTGTAGCAGCCATTATTGTAGTGTTCAATTATGAACGGTTCGTATCGACCGGCAGTACAGCCAAGCAGGAGCAGACGACAGAAACTGAAGGGGCGCTGGAAGAAGACGGCATGGTAAAAGGCGCTGATTTGTCAGCCTTTTTACAGGATGAAACGTTCTTTGATCATGAAAAAAATACATATGAGAAAGCAATGGAAGATGGAACACAGACCGAGAGTGATACAGATGTGACATTGTTGGCTACCTCTGTGGAAAAAGACATTCGTATCAAGGTAGTGGACGCTCTAGGCAAGACGGTAGAGGGATATCCTTTTGTTTTATCCGTAGGTGATCTGGGAAACTATCAGGATACAGATGAGGACGGTATGATCTATATATCAGGGGTACGTCCGGGAGAATATGAGATTACTCTGGCTGATGCAGGAGAATACACCTGTACTTCTCCATCTCTGGATGTGCGTGTAAAAGCAATGGTTTCCTATATGCCGATAGAGGATATTTCTTATCTGATTCGCTCTGAGTCAGAGGTAGATGCTTCTATAGAAGATACAGAATCTGATGAAGTAGATGGAGATGACAGCCAGTATACAGCACTTCTGGATACGGACAGTCAGGACAAACCGATAGAGCTTGGAATTGATGTGTCCAAATGGAATGGCGAGATTGACTGGGATGTGGTGAAAGCAGAGGGCGTAGATTATGCAATCATCCGTTGTGGCTACCGTGGTTCCAGCTCAGGCTGGCTGATTGAAGACCCTTATTTCTGGCAGAATCTGCAGAATGCAAAGAAAGCCGGTGTTAAGGTAGGTATCTATTTCTTTACACAGGCTACGACTATGGTAGAAGCAGTGGAAGAAGCCAGTATGGTAGTTACTTTGCTTGGCGGTGAGACACTGGACTATCCGGTATTTATTGATACAGAAGGCGCAGGCGGCAATGGACGTGCGGATGGACTGGATGCAGATACCAGAACCATGGTGTGCGAATCTTTCTGTAGAACCATCGAGAATGCGGGCTATCAGGCTGGTGTATATGCAAGCTGTAACTGGTATAGAAACAATCTGCATGCAGAAGATCTGGATGCGTATAAAATATGGCTGGCTGAGTACCGCCAGACTCCACAGTATGAAGGACGCTACGATATGTGGCAATATACCTCCAGCGGTAGTGTAGCAGGTATCGAAGGACGGGTAGACTTAAACGTGAGTTATATTCAGAGCTATGCAAATTGAGGCTGATATGCGTGTTTACAGGCATATCAGACGCAATTTATATAGCGAGGTAACCACATGAGCAAAAGGAAAGCTGCGAAGCAGGACAAATTGAGAATAAAAATGGGAGAAGAATCATGGGAAAGATTACAGTTGAAACATGCGAAATAGAAGGATTAAAGATTATCACACCTACCGTTTTCGGGGATAACAGAGGTTATTTCATGGAAACCTATAATTACAACGATTTCAAGGAAGCAGGAATTGACCAGGTATTCGTACAGGACAACCAGTCTGCCTCCAAAAAAGGCGTACTGCGCGGATTACATTTCCAGAAGCAGTTCCCACAGGACAAGCTGGTTCGTGTGATCAAGGGCGAAGTATATGATGTTGCTGTT